AGCAGACAAAAACTGATGAAAAGCGGGTGAAGATTGAAGCCGTTAAGGTTATGTATGAATGTTCAAACGGAATCCCGAAGGATGACAGGTCAGTCAAAAGTTATCTTGGAATAAGTGCTGACTGAAATGACAGAAACGAGAGGAAAACTGAATGGATAAGTTTAGGAAGATTTGGGATAAGCAAAAGAACGATTTTTTAATATCGACTAAGGGAATGAAAAGAAAAGATGCGTACAGGCTTTTTCTTGAGCGTTTTCCTGAAGCCGATGTAACTGAAACAGGATTTTACAATCAGCGGTCAAGGGTAGGGGCAAGCAACAAGTCATTCGTTGGCGGTCATAACCGAACGGCAAGACCGCTTTATTCGGAGCATGTAAAAAAAAGGCTATGTCAGAATAAAGGTAGCACAGCCTTCAAATTGGATTTCTAAGGCAAAGTGGGTCTATATGGAAACTCACCCGTGGGAAGACTTCACGGAAAGAAGCAATTATGTCTTTCTTGACGGAGACACACGGAACTTCTCACCCGACAACATCGAGCGTGTCGAACTGAAATACATGGGGATTTACAATCACTTGGGCGGGGTTGAGGTGGGCAGACCAGACATAACAAAAACAAGAATCCTGCTTGCGAAACTGCAACTCGTTCAGATGGATGTGATGGAGAAAACAGGGCTTGCGGTGCGTACCCGTGATGGCGGCCGGGTGGTGAAGACTAGAAGGAACGCTTGGGTGAGGGCTTACAACAGGCGGGAAGGTGTCAAGGAACGGCACATTGAAATGAGGAAAAAGTACCGTGAAAGGCTGAGGGCTGACCCGTTAAAGTATGCCGAACACTTGGAAAAACAGCGGAAACGCTATCGTGAAAGAAGAAGGGTAAAGGGGGGAATTACGATATGAAGTGTCATTATTTTTTTTCTTGCGTAAGTTTTCAATTCGATGTATACTAAATTATACGGCTAGAGATTGCAACTCGAAAGGCGTGACTCTGACGCTTGCCGTATCACTTCTTTAGAGAAAAACTATAGAGGGGTTTTTATGCAGAAATCTTTAGAATTAAAAATCATCAAAAGAAACAAAATTGAATGTGTATCAGCAAGAGAATTGCACAACCGCCTTGAAATCGAAACTCCATTTAGAAAATGGTTTCCTCGCATGGTGGAATATGGTTTTTTGGAAAAAGAAGATTATTTGTGCTAGCGGTCAAAAATGTCCGCCACCAAAAATCAGCATACTGATGAAATTAAAGAAATTGAAATTGACGATTATGCAATTACAATCGACATGGCAAAACAGATTTGTATGTTGCAGAGAACAGAGCAGGGGAAACAATATCGTCAGTATTTTCTTGAAATAGAAAAGTTGATTAAGGAACAGGGAACGGTTGAATATCAGAAAGAACGACAAAAATCAATCGAAGTTAGAAAAGAGTTTACTGACTTTTTGAAAGATAGAGGATATTCAAAACCCTGCGAGTATATTTAGACGACAATGCAGATGAAAAAGGTTTTCGGAATTAAAAACAAAAAAGGTTTGATGACAAAGATTGAACTTGCAGAGATAGAAGCAAGCGAAGCGTTATCCCGTGTTTTAATGGATGACGAATACGGCTATCATGAAGTAAATCCTGTTTGCGTTGAAGCGTCAAATATCGTGCATAACGCAAAAAGGCAGAAAATAGGAGCGTAAAAAAGTGAAGGAAATTAAAACAATCAGTATAAAATGCGACACAAAAGACACTTTGAACATCGCAGAAATGACAGAGTTGCAGGGAACTTTGAAACACCGTGAGGATGTAGACTATGACAAAATAAAATTGTCTATGATTAAGTTCGGTTTTTCGTTCCCGTTTTTTTAATCATTGATTGTTAAATATAAAAGGTTTATAATATAGTTATGGCTAGGAAGTGCAATCCGAAAAGCGAAATCCTTATCGCCTGCCATAACTTTATTTTAAGGATATTCAAATTAAAGGAGATTTGAACAATGACACGGACTTTCAGAATCAGAAGTGAAATTGTTTCTCTAGGGGAACAGTACAAAGAAAAAATCGAGAACAGAAAAAAGGGTGTAAAAATCGGGAATAAACAGTTTCTTTGCACTTGTTGTGTTTGCGGAAAAGAAATGATAAGGCAGACAAGTCTTGCTTGTTATTGTGAAGAAGCATTCTGTCAAAAGGTTAAGAAATCTTATATTGATTTGAACTATCGAAAATCAGAAACAGGGCAAGCAACAAGAAGGAAAAACCGAAAAACACCGCAGGCTCTGGAAACAAGAAAAAAATATGAACAGACAGAAGCTTATAAAAAATTGAAATCAGAACGGGCAAAATATTACAGAGAAAATGAACATACGCAAGAATTAGACCACGCAAGAAAACTCCGTTATTATTATCGCAAATATTCTGCATTAAGAAGCGTAAGAATAGACGGGGCAGACGCAATCAGTTTTGAAGATTGGAAAAAGTTATATTCTGCCGAAACCTGTTATTATTGCGGGGCAAAAGTAGAAGGCAGGAATAAAACAATAGACCATAAAACACCGATTTCTAGGGGCGGAACAAATGCTGTTGAAAATCTGTGTATCTGTTGTCAAAGATGTAATTCAAAAAAACATAATAAAACGGAAGCAGAGTTTAAGGGGGTAGCAATTTGAAAAACATTAAAACATTTAAAATAGCTTGTGAAACAAAAGATTATCTTGATTGGCATAATATAACAGAGTTTCAAGGCGGGCTAAAAATCCGTGATGAAGCAGACATTGAAAAGGCGAAAACATCTATCTTGAAATATGGTTGGAGTTTTCCTTTTTTTGTTTGGGTAAGCGGTAAAACAAATTACTGCCTTGACGGACACGCAAGAATAAAAGTATTAAAGGCACTTGAAGAAGAAGGTTATATTATTCCAGAATTACCCGTTGTTTACATACAGGCAAAAAACAAGACAGAAGCGAAACAAAAGTTATTGCGATTAAATAGCAACTTCGGACACATGACAAAAGAAAGCGTGTTGGAGTTCGTGGGTGGTGAGTTTGAACTTAACACGGAAGAAATCGCATTGCCTAGCGGTGTGATTGACTTCGGAACAAGTGAAGAAGAAGCAGAAACGCAAAAGAAAGATATGGACTTTAACGAAAGTTATTCCGTTGTAGTTCAATGCGTAAATGAAGAAGAATGCGAAGAAGTTTTTAATACATTGACTTCACAGGGGTACAAATGCAAAGTTTCAACATTGTAAAAGAAAATGAAATTGACGAAACATATCGAGTGTCAAAAATTAAAAATGATTTTGATTTACAAAATGAACATTGTAAATTGGAATTAAGGGGGGGGGTGGATATTCCTGCTGAATGGAATATCGGTGTAATTACAGGCGGAAGTGGAACGGGAAAATCAACTATTGCAAAAGAATTATTCAAAGAAAAGGTAGTTATTGGATTTGAATATACTCATAAATCAGTAATAGACGATATGCCGAAAGGCGATATAAACGAAATAGAAAAGATGTTTTATTCCGTTGGTTTAGGTTCTGTTCCAAGTTGGCTAAAGCCATATAAAGTATTGTCTACGGGCGAAAAGATGCGTGTTGATTTGGCTAGAGCATTACTTGAAAACGATTTTATTGTCTATGATGAATTTACATCTACTGTTGATAGACAGGTAGCAAAAGTTTTGTGTATTGCCTTAAATAAGACATTGAAAGAGCATTATCCCGAAAAGAAATTTATTGCAGTTTCTTGTCATAAAGATTTTATTGAATATCTACAACCCGATTGGGTTTATGATACAGACACGGGACAGACAGTTTTTCTATCAGCCCACGACCTAAAAAAACATTCACAATCAAAGAATGTAATATTAGCGAGTGGGCAAAGTTTAGGAAGTATCACTATCTGAATACCGATATAAGCAAGGCTTGTAAATGTTATGGGTTATATGATAATGGAATTATAGTTGGTTTTTGTGCGGTGAAACATTATCCGCATCCAAAGGTTAGAAACCTTAAAATGTGTAGTAGACTTGTTATACTACCAGATTATCAAGGTATAGGGCTTGGAATAAAGTTTTTGACAATAATTGCGGAAAGATATAAAAAACAGGGGTTTGTTTTTCATATCGTAACTTCTGCAAAAAACATGATAATCGGATTGAACAAAAATCCGAAATGGAGATTTACAAGTTATAGCATACACAAACAAAATAGTGGTCTATTGTTGTATCGGAAGTCTTGCAGAAGAAATAATAAAACAGGAACTTTTGAATTGAAATAACACGGCACGGAACAAGCCCGTTGAATTAAGCATTTAGGGAGAAAAAAATAATTGGTTTACATATCTGGAAAAATAACAGGAAACAAAAACTATGAAGCGGAGTTTAACGAAGCGGAAATAAAACTGAGGGAAATGGGGTTCAAGGTGTTCAATCCCGCAAGCATAAAAGAGGATTGGACTTACGAGCAGTATATGAAGTGCGACTTGAAGCATCTGCTGGAATGTGAATGGATTTATTTTCTTCCCAACTGGGAGACGAGCAGGGGAGCAAGGATTGAAAAGATTGTTGCTGAAGCCACGGGAATCAAGGTTCTTGAGTTAAAACAGTCAAGATAAAGATTTTTATTTACAGAATGTAACTTTTTATTTATACTTAATTCTAGGAAAAAACACGCTGACTTTCACAAGAAAAAGCGTGTTTTTTAGTGAAGTTTTAGAGAATAGTTTTTTTCCTTATGGTTCAAGAAACATCGAAAAAGAATCTAGTTCCGACATCAGAATGGTCTCACGAAAAACGGCTTGCCTTTGCACAGAAAACCGTGCAGACAAAAAAAGAGACGAAGCGTAAAAAGGAACTGTTCGCTATCGGTGCGAAGTTTTCAGCCGATGTATTGAGTCAGAAACGCAGGGTCAAGAAAGACGGAAAAGAAAGAAGAATGACCGTCTATCAACTTGTGCAGGAACGATGTATTGAAATGCTACTTGACCGAGAGAATCCGAGGATAGCACTCGAAATGATGAAGTTCCTCAATCAACTTACAGAGGGCAATCCGAAACTTTACGCTCAGATAAACCAATACACGATTAACAACGGGGTGCAGAAAGAAGAACTGCCACAGACAGCAGAGGAAAGAAAAGCGGAGTTCAAAAGGCTCATGGGTGAGAAGTCGGAAGCGGAAGAAGTAGAGGTGCAGGATGATTAGGGGAAACTACAAGCGGGCTGAAATGGTAATCCCGAAAATCAGTGAAGCACAGTTCGACTTGATGAATCCAGAGGAACAGCGTTTATACTTGAAGTTGTATCGGGAACAGGTAGCCCCGAAATTCGAGGAATGGAGAAATCCGCATCCAGTTAAGGTAGCGTTTGGCGGTCGTGGGGCGGGTGCAAAGTCTGAAAGCACGGCAAGCCTTCTGATTCAGTTTGCGGAAAATCCGTCTTACTTCGGAAAGAACATCAAGGTCATCTGCTTACGCTCGGTACAGAAGTCTATCAAGGACAGTTCCTATTCCCTTCTTTGCAGAAAGATTGACGAACTTGGTTATACCGATTTTGAGATAACGCAAAATTACATCAGAAATAAGAGCAACGGCTCATACTTCACCTTTAACGGTCTTAACGACTTCTCCTCATCGCAGTTGAAGTCGCTTGATGCGTACACGATAGCGTTTATCGAGGAAGCAGACGGAATCTCGCTTGAGGTATGGGACACTCTTGAAGCGACAATCCGAAAGGAATGGTATCACAACGGAAAGAAACACCAGGCGGAAATATGGGCGGTCTACAATCCAAATACGCTGAATGACCCGATAACGCAGAAGTTTGTGAGTAACCCGAAGCCCGAATGGTTGATAACAAAGTGTGAGCCTTTGGCAGAAGATAATCCTTTTTATCCCGATAACCTTATTGAAAAATATGAGACACTTATGGAGCGGGACCCGGACGAAGCAAAGCATGTTTATCTCGGCTATCCGAGAAACAAACAGACTAATGCGGTGTGGCTTGTCTCTGATGCGATGGACTGTACGAACGAAAGCCGAAACACCGATGAAAACATGGAAGGTGCTGTAGAAATCGGCATAGATGTCGCAAGGTTCGGAAACGACAATTCAGTCATAACGAAACGCAAGGGATTGACGGTTCTTGATATGCGGAAGGTTCACGGCTACAATACGCAGGAAGTTGCGGGGCTTGCGTGGGAAATGGCGGGTCAGAATAAGGATGTGCTTATGAAGATAGACATAGGCTACAATCAAGGTGTCTTCGACTTGCTTGAGGAATGGGGTGCAAACATAATTCCCGTGAACTTCGGGGGAAGTGCGAACAACACTGAAGTTTACGCAAACTGTGCGAGTGAAATGATGTTCAGCCTTCCAATCCCGAATATGTACATTCCGAAACACTTGCTGACACAGACACTGCTCGAGGATTTGACCGAACGGCAATATTTCTACAACTCAAGGGGGCAGAAGCAACTTGAGCCGAAGGACAACAGAAGCGACAAAACAAAATCATGCTTTAAGAACAGACATAACGGTCGCTCACCCGATGAAGGTGACAGCCTAATGCTCGCCTTCTACGAAAAGAGAATAAACAGACCTATGTTATATTAAGGGGGATAACATGAAAAAGATTAGGAAAGCTAATGAGGACTTGGCAGAAATGCTGAATGAACTGAAGGTCGGTGACGACCCGATTTTTGATGCGGTCTCACTTTACGAGATCACGAAAGTTCCGAGCGGTTTCATTTACAAGAATGAGTACGCGGGTTGCGTTTTCGTTCCAGATGCTCCGAAGGAACAGCCGAAAAAAGAAGCGGTTATAATTCCACAGCCGATTAAGCCCACGATGGAAGAAAAGAAGATTACGAAACCTGCGAGAAAGGCGGTCACTAAATGAGCGGGTCACAAGTTTACAATGGCATGACATTCCGAGATGAAAAGGAACTTGCGAGATGCAGAGAACTTGAGAAACTTTCAAAGCAGGGTTTAATCAGCGACCTTTACAGGAATGTCAAGTTTGAGATTTGCCCCGAAAGGTACGGCAACAAACGCTCCTTCTATTTCATTGCTGATTTCGCATATAAGGAAGGCGGGAAGCGTATAGCAGAGGATGCGAGAGACGCAAAGGAAAGAAGAACCGAACTCTATGAGTTAAAGAAAGCTCTGTTCCTTGCAAACTACCCAGAGTTCATTTTCCGTGAAATATAGCCGTTGCGAGCGTGGGGAATAAAGAAACACCACCGACATTGATAAAGCCCCTCTAAATCAATCCTCGTGCGTCTGAGGGGCATTTCTCGTACTCATAGCAAAGAGAAAAACAAGGCAAAAAAAACGATTAAAAAAAATAAAGAAAAAAGATAAAAATATATAATATTTTTCTTGACATAAAAAAGATTATGCGGTATACTGTAATTACAGTGAGGGAAAACCCCACAATAAAAACAAGACCTTGCGGAAAGCGGGGCGGGAGAAACACTATGACAAAAGAAACTTTTATGAAATCTAGAATGGAAATGGGTTACACATGGTTTGAAGCATTGAGCCAGTGGAACAGACAGAATCAGAAATCAGAGCAGAAAGATACAACAGAAATCTATCAAGATACACTTGACGAAATCTATAAATAAAATTCAAAAGGACACCCGCCTACCTCAAAGGCGGGAAGGAAGGAGAATATGATAAAAATAAAAGCATGGTTCGGAGACTGGAAAGAAACGGATTTTGAAGGTGCTAAAAGGTTTTTCGATACTTACCGAAAAGGCGTAGCGGGAAAAGCAGTTAAGGAAAACTTCAAAAAGCATTTTCGAGGTGTAAGTTATGAAGAACTTAGAGTTAGATAAAGAAACACGCCTTGTATTAAACCGCAAGGCAAGAGAGGAACTGAAATTAAGACTTCTTGCGGATATAAGGTTTGATATTGAGGTGTGCAAGATTGAAGGGTGGGATTATCTTGAATATCTTCACGAATTAAAAGAACTGATAGGGAGTTTTGAAAATGGAAAAATATTGTTTAGTCGGAGTTGATGGAAACGCTTATGCTGTCATGGGCTATGTCAGCCTTGCTATGCAAGAAACGGGCTTTACCAAAGATGAAATCAATTCTTATCGTAAAGAAGCAATGAGCGGTGATTATAACAACTTGCTCTGTGTATCGATGGAATACATTGACAAGTGCAATGAGCGGTTAGAGGAAATTAGCGGAAATTAAGGGGAAATTCCCTCTAATTTTATAAATTGATAATAGGAGGCAACACATGGAAGAAAAAGCAAAGTATCGGCTTGAGCAGATTCAGAAATTACTGCTCGCAATTTGGGCTATCGAGGACAAGCATAATGACGAATATTCTGACAGCGTGAAAGAAATCGTCAATGTCTGCAACGATAAGATTGATGAACTTCTGGGGGTGGAGCATGACTGATATTATCAAAATCGTCTTTGGCGAAGATGTCGTAATTTATGAAGATTAAAAAGTGATTTTGACTACTTCCCGAAACTAATGTATTATGAAAGGACATTAGTTGAAGGAAGTACCTGTCAATGAACGCATTTGAAAGAATCAAAGCCTATATTAAAAAAACATGGAGTTCAGCACCATCCTTGGCGAGTTCTGAACTTCTAAAACTCTATCACACAAACCCCAGACTTGACGGGGCTAGAATCATTGCCACAAAGTGTGCATCTACCGAACTGTATCTTTACAACAGACCCGACTACAGAATCAACAAAGACAAAGCCGAGATAATTGAGACTCACGAACTCTATGACTTGCTTGATGACCCGTGTCCGAGTTTTCGGGAACTTACAGGATGGCACATTAAATACTTTGTCTATGCCTGCTATGTGCTTGTCGGAGAAGCGTACCTGCTTAAAATTAGGATGCCGAACGGCAAGGTCATCTCGCTTTCACCGATTGCACCGAGTTGGGTGGTTAAGACACCGACAGCGGAAAGCAATTACTATGAGATTTACCCTTACGGAACTTGTGGCGGAAACTCAATCGTTGTACCGAGCGAGGATGTAATTTGTTTCAAAGACATCGACCTTAACGACCCGTTCGGAAGGGGCAAGGGAACTGCGGAGACAATCGGAGACGAAATCCAGTCTGACGAATACGCAAGCAAATACGCAAAAAATCTTTTCTTCAACGATGCCACACCTTCCGCTATAATTTACGCTCCAAACGGAAATAAGGAAACTGCCGACCAGATTAAACAAACTTGGCTGCAGAAGATGGCGGGATTCCGACACGCTAAAGAACCTATGGTTCTGACGGGTGAGGGTGCGAAGTTTGAGAAAGTCTCACAGACTCCGACCGAACTTGACTTTGTTGAAAGCCGAAGGTTCTTGCGTGACTCAGCGCTGCAACAGTTCCACATCCCTCCAGAGATTACGGGTATTCTTGAATCAAGCAACCGCTCAACAATCGACTCAGCGTTTTATCTTTTGAACAAGAATGTTCTTGCGGATTACCTGCGAATGTTCGAGCGTGTAATGAACACTCAGTTGCTTTGGGAAGATTTTGACCGAGACAGGAAACTTATTTTTCATCATGAGAATGTAATTGAAGAAGACATCGAGCAGAAACTTAGGATTGCAACCGAAGGTCTCAGAAGCGGTGCTGTCACTGTCAATGACTGGCGTAGGGCTATGGGATTGGAGATTGACGAGAAGGGCGGGGATGTATACTTGCGTTCTTTGGGTATGCATGAAGTGCCTTACAATGAGGACAGGACTGAGGTCACTCTCCCAGACATTGAGGAAGAAGAAAGCGTTACGATTACGGATGACACACCGACCGAGACACCCGCTGAGACACCCGCTGAAAATCAGACAGAGCCAGAGAAGGAACTGAGCATTGAAGAGTTCGAGAAACTTTGCAAGGACTACGGCAAGAAATACAAAGTTTTGAAATCAGAGGGAGACCAAGCCCGAAGGGGTGCAATATGGAAGTTGTTTGATGCACGGGCGAGAAGCGTTGAAGAGCCTTTCATTAAGGCAATGAACAAAGCCTTTGACAAGCAGAATGAACTTGTGAACGCAACGATTAAGATGGCAGTTAAGGATAACAAGGATGTGGGAACAGCGGTTGAGCGTTTGTTTGACAATAGCATGGATGAATCATTGAAGCACACTTTGGCGGGTGCGTTTATCCGTGGACTTGAGACGGGTGCTGTTCATGCTGAGGAACTTCTTGGCGATGCGGGAAAGAGTTATGTCGGAGAAGTGAAGATTTCAGATGAAGTCAGAAGGCTTTTCAATCTGTGGATTGACAACTACGGCTTGGAACTCTGCAAGGACATCAATGACACCACTAAAAAGAAACTCCGCAAAGTTCTCTCGGAAAGCATGATTGAGGGAGACACCCTAGCAGAGCAGGTCAAGAAACTTATCGAAGCGTCTGACGGGATGTTTGCAGAAGATAAGAAATGGCGGGCGATGCTGATTGCAAGGACTGAAAGTTGTACCACAGTCAATGCGGGTGCTAACGAACTTTATAAGGCTGAAGGCGTGCAGATGAAAGAATGGATTTCGACACTTGATGACCGAACCAGAGATGCTCACCTTGCCATGGATGGGGTGGTTATCCCGATTAACGACAAGTTTGAAGTTCCCGCAACAAGTCAGAGCGAGGGTGCCTGGATGGATTATGCGGGAGACCCAACAGCCCCAGTCGGACAAGTCGCAAATTGCAGATGCACTTGCGGGCCGTTTGTAATGCTTTAAGCAAAGGAGATATGGATTATGAACGCTAAACTTTCAAGAAAGATTCGTAAGTCGATAAACTCGGCTTTAACAGCAAAAGAAAAGGAAATGGTTGACGAAATATTCAACTTTCTTGACTCATTGCCTTTCAGTAAGCGGGTCAGACTTGCCGTTAGGCTGATAAAGGGTAAACTTTAACTAAAAGGAGAATAGATTATGAAACTTGAAAAAGGCGTAATGAGAAGAAAAGAGCTTCCAGTTGAAACATTGGATTTAGGCGAAAGACGGGTACAGTTCACAATTTCCCGTGAGGTCGTAGATAGGGACGGGGACATTCTCCGTGCAAGCGGTGTTGATTTGACCAATTACTACAAGAATATGGTCTTCCTCTCTTTCCACAATACCCGTGATTTCCCTCTCGGAAAGACAGAAAAAGTATGGGTAGAAGGCGACAGAGTTAAGGCTATCGTGTACTTCCCGACAGTTGAAGAACTTTCTACAAACCCAGAGCAGGCAAGCGAGAAGGCAAAATTGGTAGACTTTTGTTTTCATTGTTACAAGACGGGTATGCTCAATGCCGTATCGGTAGGCTTTATCCCGCTTGAATGGACTGAGACAAAAGACGGTTATGACATCACTAAATGGGAACTGCTTGAGTTCTCAGCCGTTGCCGTACCTGCCAATCAAGATGCAATCGCTGAAGCCGTGAAGTCATTCGGCAATGAGTTTGCAAAAGGCATTCTTACTGTTGAAAACAAATCGGGCAAGAAAATAAGTGCTGAGACCCGTGCCGTTCTCGACAAGATTAAGGCCTGCGGAGACAAACTTGAGGAATGTCAGAAGGCACTGAAGGCTTGCGGGTCAGAATTGAAATCGCTCCTTGCTGAACTTGATGATGACAAGCCAGAGGGAGAGCCTGCACCTAAAGGCGATGATTCAAAGCCTTGTGGTGGGGATGATGACGAAAAGAGTTTTACAATCGTCAATGACACTGAGCCGACAATCAGCATTATTTAAGTTGTAAAGAAATCCTTGACAACTGCCGAAAGCGTGGAATCAATACCCGTTTTTGACAGTTGTTTTTTTTTGCTGTAGAATACATTTTCAGAAGGAGAAAAAGTTATGACACGAAAAGCATTCAATCTTGTTGTTGAAATCGTTGGCGGTGTTTCGGCAATCGCTATCGGTGCAGTAACCTACTTTGGTGTTCCTTACGCTACTGCTATCAACTCTTCAATCGAGGTTGTGGCAACAGCGGTTATCACTGTTTGCAACAATTTCGTAAAGGACTAAAAAAGCCCCGAAATCAACGCAAAACAAAGCGGTAATGAAATAAACCAAAAAATTAAAAAGTCCGCTCTAAATCAATCCTAGAGCGGTTACAGAGCATTTTACATGGCGGAAGAAACACCATGAGAAAATAAAAATTGCGGAAGAAACGCAAAGCAAACACAGGCTTAAAAAATCCATAGCAAAGGAGATTAAAAATTATGGAAATGAAAATGAGCGAGTTGGAGCGTATCATTGACGAGCGTTCCAAATCAATGGTCGAATCAGCAAAAGCTGAGATTCAGAAAGAACTGGATGCAGGTGTTTCACAGGCACAGATTGACGAAGCCGTTGCTAAGGCTGTAGCAGAAATCTCTGCAAAGGCTGAAAAAGACAAGGCTGAGAATATCAAGTATCTTGAAGCATTCCGCGAAGCAGTTTCTTCAAAAGACGAAGGGCTTGTCAAAGAGACTCCAGTCACAATCGTAAATCAGATGATTGCTTCTGCAACATCTGCAATGGGTGCAAAAGGTGCTCACAATGTAGCACAGGTCTCAAACGAAGATATTCTTGCACAGGCAAAGAAAGACTTCCCTTATTCCAAAGGACTCCACAAGGTTCTTGAGCAGAAAAAGCAGTTGAACGCAGGCGTTCCGTCAGAAGGCGGTTTCACTGTTCCTCTTGCTTTCAGCGGTGAGTACATTGATGCTCTCGTAGCAACAACACTCATTGACAAACTCAACATCCGAAGAGTTCCGCTTGTACACGGCAACCTTTCTATCCCTCGCATGGATTCAACTTCTGCTGTATCTTGGGTCGGTGAGACTTCTAAGGGCGGTAAGACTCAGCCTACATTCGGTGAGGTCAATATGCGTGCTAAGAAACTCAAGGCTATCACAGCAATTAGTAACACCCTTCTTAACGAAAGCGGTGTAAACCTTGAGGGTTGGATTTCAGAAGACCTTATGCGCAAGACACGCATTGAACTTGACAATGCAATGCTCAACGGAACAGGCTCACAGTATCAGCCACTCGGACTTGCCAACAACGCAAATATCCAGACTGTGGGCGGTTCAACAACCGCATTGGCACTCACAATGCCTAACGACCTTGTAGCAAAACTTCAGCAGGCTAATGTCCGCCTTGAGAATGTTCACTGGTTGCTCAACCCTATCGGTGAGTCATGGTTGCGTAACAAGGCTTTCGCATCTGGCCCGTTCGCATGGTCTGAGGAAATGAACCGCACTGGAAAACTCCGTGGATTCGACTTCCATTCATCAAGCACTGTTAACTACACACCTAAAGCGGGAGCAGTCGAAGCATACGCTGACTTCTGGCTTGGTGACTTCGCAGAAATGATGTTCGGAATCTCCCGTGACATTACAATCGAAATCAGCCGTGAAGGTTCGTTCCAAGACGGTGGCAACACAATTTCAGCATTCGACCAAGATTTGACACTTATCCGCCTTATCACAGAATGTGACTTCGCCTGCCGTCAGCCGAAAGCCTTCATTCATGGAACTTTCGCTGAGCAGTAAGACTGCGTAATCCTTGAGGGGTAAAAGTTGGCTTCATGCCATGCGTAACGAAAGTTACCTAGCCCCTCGAAGGATTTAAAATTAAATAAAGGAGACAGAAGATGACACGCTCAAAACTTTTGGAACAGATTAAAGTTGTAACAGACGGAACTTCAGCATTCGCGAAAGATACCGCTGAAACGCTCGTTCTCATTACGACAGGGTCAGACAAAAAACTTCAGACCTGCGACACAGCTGATGGCACTTACGAAGATTTCGTGACTGGTCTTTCAGCAGGTGTACACAACATCAACATTGCGGGTGCTAAAGCCTATCTGAAGTCTGACGCAACAACAGCCGTTGCCGTTCTCGGTGACTTTGGAACAGACCCAGTTTCTAACTCGTAGGTGAAAAAAATGCTGTGCAGTTTGGATGATGTTAAAACCTTAATTGGAATCTCTCAGTCGGACACTTCGCAAGACGATAAGTTGACCCTGTTGATTAAGTCAGCAAGTGCAAAGATTGAGGGGTTCATCGGGTACAAACTCGGAATGGGCGAATACACTGAAGAATTGCACAGCGTCAACAACCTGCAATTATTACAGTTGAATCACTTTCCTTTGCGTAGCGTGACAAGCGTTACGGCAAATGGGGAAGAGATAACCGATTACAAGATAATCCCAGAATACGCTAGATGGGGAAGGCTTTACCGTGGTGACGGTTGGAACGGGGTATTGTACACACGGGGCTTTACGCATGACATCGTTTCGGGTGCATGGGATATTAAGGTTACATACAAGGCGGGATATTATCTCCCAGATGATGAAGGCTATGTCGAGGGTGCAGACGATTCATTGCCTTATGAAATTGTAGCGGTCTGCATGGAAATGGTCGCACTTAAATACAATTTTGATGTAATGGGAGCAACAGGCTTAAAGAGTCATTCCGAAGGACATATTTCAGAGAGTTACGGGGATGATTCTTGTAGCGTTGGGCTTACAGAGAGTGCAAAGAGCGTACTTTCACAGTATGTTTTCTACGGGATTGCGTAAAATGGTCAGATTCAAAAATGCCACTGTCAAGATTCTCGAAGAAAAGGCGACTCTCAATGCAGAAGGAGATTACATTGCGGGGTTCGTGGAAGTAGAAACGATTGAGGGCGATGTACAACCTCACGCACTGACCGAAGATGAAATCAAGGCTTATGGAATCTCCACATCACGGGGAGACGTGAAGATTTTCCTTTACAACGGATTGCACCCGAACATTAAGTCTGGAAACCGAGCAAGCGTGACTTCCACTTTATCGGGAGACACAAAGACTTACTCGATTATGCCTGTGAACTGTTGGACTAGACATGGGGAATGTCTTTTGATTCCAGTGGAGAATGAAGCGTGAAATCACTTGAGCAACAGGTCGCATTTATCATAAAGGACATGATGAAGAAGGTTGAAAATCTTAACAAAGCCGAAAAAAAATATGTAGTCGTCAGTGCCTCAGCAATTGAGCGAACGGCTAAGACATTGATGCGTGATACCGTAACTAATCCGAATGTTACATATCATGGCAATCATCATCCTTCGGTTGCAGGAAATCCACCCGCTGTTGATTACGGTACATTAAGGCGGTCTGTCACTCACACAACAGGTGAGGAAAACGGCAAGCCTTATGCTTTGGTAGGTACGGATTTGGACTACGGAAGACACCTAGAGTTTGGCACATCGAAAATGAAGCCCAGACCGTGGCTGTCTCTCGCTACGATAAAATGTGCGGACTTCATGCGACAGGCTAGAGAGCAGATTCTAGGCAAAGCGATAAAGGGGTAGAAGATGTTGAATGTTAAGAAATATATGTTTACACTTTTAACATCGAACACCGAACTTACAGAACTTCTTGGGGAAGGTCATATTGTGTCATCCTATCCGCAAGCGGTAAAGACCTTCCCGCTTGTTGTTTATGAAGATTCGGGTCAGCGGGATGTTGAGTTTTCCGATAACTTGCCAGAGGGAACGGATGTTAGCGTTAGGATTCATATTTTCACAAAAACGCTCACCGATTATCCGACAACGGCACAGATTGGAAGTTTGGTACACAAAATCATGCGGGCTGATTTTTGGGCTTGCACACTGAATACGGAAACAAGCGATGTTAGCGATAACATTCGCCATAGAATAATGGATTTTAAGAGGGCTTTTCTTAAAATATAGAACTTAACAAGGGGGATTAAAAAAATGGCAGGAAATGCAGAGAATCCTAAGATTGGTTTGAGCAATGTTGTAATTGCTCCATTGATTGAAGATGACGGAATCAACCCACCGACTTACGGGGCTGTTATTCCGTTGCGTGGTGCTGTACAGGCAAGTGTAAACCCGAACTCAAGCGTTGAAACGGATTACGCTGACAACGGTGCTTTCTTTGTTACCAACAACCGAGGTAACACCGAGATGACACTTGAACTCACCAATGCAGACCCGAACACACTTGCACTCATGCTTGGACAGGAGCGAGTCAACGGAATTACCGTTGAAAAACCGCTTGACCAGTCTAAGTATTTTGCACTTGGTTTCCAAGTTTGGATTGGCGGTACAGACGATGAGGGCAACAAAATCTTTGAGAACTTCTGGTATGCTAAAGGTAAGTTTGCCGTTCCAGAAAGCGGTGGCACAACAAAAGGCGAAAGCATTGACTTTCAGCACCTTACGCTTACCGCTCAGTTCGTTGCTACTCAGTACAAAGAGGATGGCAACAGCGGTGTAATTTGTACACACGCTCGAACTGACATCGATGCCGTGGCAAGCGTTATCGAAAATTGGTTCAACGCTCCAGTCCTTTCAACAGGAATCAATGAGGGTGCTGTTACTGTTGCGATTGCACAGGGCGATTCAGCAAAGAAAATCACAATCACTGGTACAAAGGTTGGCGGTGACTGCGTATTTGCAAACGCTACAATCAATGCTGACAACATCATCATTACTTCAGCGGGAGCAGTAGTTGCAGGAACATTCGCCCGCAACACTGACGGGGATGTAATCACATTCACTTCTAACGCAGACATGAGCGGAGATGTTGCTGTTACTGTTACAAGCGGACTCAAAGACCTTAACGGGGTCGGAGTCACAACGACAAGTGCAGTAGTTTCGATTGCATAATTGAACTGCTGAATTTGCCAATTTAAGCGTTATCGTGTAAACTTTATTCGTTACATGGTAACGCTTATTTTTTTTCTAAACAGGGGTTAAAAATGGAAAAAGAAAAGGAACTTGAAAAAGTAATGCCGAGCGAGTTTAAGATTACGCTTGGCGGAAAGGTTCGTGAGGTGAAGTTTGGCAACCTTGCTCTTGCGAAAATCGAACAGAAATACGGCTCTATTGAAGCGTTCTCGCAGGTGCAGGATGACTTGCAGAAAAAGCCTATGCAGACAGTGCCTTGGCTTCTCTCAATCTGTCTGAAAGACAAAGAGGGGCTTGAGGATAATTACGAATCTATCCTTGAAACAATGGATAATGACGGGCTTACAATCGCAGAAGTTGCAGAGGTTGTAATGGGAGCGATTAACTCTTCACTTTCAGTTTTTGGCGGTAACGAGAAAAAAAAACAGCCGAAGAAAAAGTAACTCAGATACCTTGGACATACCTTTTGGCGGAAGCGATAACATCATTGGGTATGTCTGAGGAATGGTTCTGGAACTCTGAATTAAGAATAGTATGGAATCTGATTGAGAAGAAGAAAGAACTTGATTTAGTCAAAATGAAGAATCAAGCCGTTTACATTGCAAGTTATGTATGGGGACACGACCCCGATAAAGATAAGGGCGAGGTTATGGGGGTTGACAAGCCCGTAGATTCTACCGCCCTTTCACGGTTTTATTTTTAGAGAGGGTTAAAAAAAATGGCTGAAGATTATGTTTTGCAGACTAAAATCACTGCGGATTCTACGGAGTTTCAAAAAAATCTAGAACAAGCACAAAAATCAATAAAAAAATTTTCAACCGATTTACAGTCAGCTATAGGACTTCTTGGAAATCTTTTCGTAGTTTCCACAATGAAGAATTTTGCGAAAACGGCAATTGGTAGCGTTCAAGAAACTAACAAGAAACTTAAGCTCCTTGACGCAACATTAAAGACGACTGGGGCTGACGCATGGACTAGCCAGAATAAACTGCTAGGAATGGCTCAAGAATTTGAAAAAAGCTCCAATTACTCTAAAGAGCTAATAATGGAGATGCAGACAGTTCTTTTGGGGTTCAAATCCGTTACGAACGATGTTTTTGAGTCTGCGTCACAAGAAATAATCAACATGGCTACGGTCATGGGAATGGATTTAAAATCTGCTGTTCAGACCGTTGGAAAAGCCCTCGATGACCCGATCGCAGGATTAGGCTCACTGTCTAGACAAGGATTTGTGTTTGATGAATCACAAAAACAACTTTTGAAGACGATGGTTGCTGTCGGCGACAAGGCATCGGCACAAAAAATTATTCTTGAAGAGCTGGCTACAACATACGGCGGTGCATCAGAAGCAAGCGTTGATTCATTCAGAGAGCTTGAATTAAGTCTAGGAGATTTACAATCAGCGATAGGTGAAGTGCTTATTCCGATGGCTTCGGAACTTGCTGATAAAGTTACGACACTTGTCAATGTTTTTAACAGTTTCTCACAAGGAACTAAAACAGCAATCGTAACAGTTACGGGGCTTGTTACTGTCCTTCCTCTCGTGGTCAAAGGATTAGGGGCTGTTAAAGGTGCGGTTTTGGCATTAAAAGCCGCAAATCCTGTACTACTTGGAGTCAGCGCAGCCGTTGCAGGGATTCTTCTTGCTGTTGGGAAGGTTGCATCAGTAATTACCTCTACGCAGTCTACAGCTACTGAACTAAACGACAAGACAGAACAACTTTTGGGAACTTATTCAAAAGGTAACGAAAGCAAAAAACTTGATGCAAAGACTACACAGGAACTTATAAAGCTCTACCCAGAACTAAGTGGTAAAGTAGAAGCGTACGCTACAACTGTTAAAGAAGCTGCCGAAATGCAGAAAAAACTCAATGACGAGAAAATTGTCACAGAGGCACAGGCTAAAATCTCTGAGATAGATACGCTCGCAAATAAATATCAGTGGTGGAAATCTCAAGTTGAGGATGTTGAGAAAAGCATAACAGAATTACAGAACGCAATCCAACAATCGCCAAAGAGCGGACTTAATGTTGATAGACAAAGGCAAATAGAAGCATACAAGAACAGATTGCTAGATTTGCAAGTTGGAATGGAAACGGCAAAAAATAAGGTTGATGAAAAAGTTTCCGAGATAAACAAATCTCTTGCAACTGTCGGTAAAACCTTGCAAGGACGAAGTATAGTTAATTTGCCAGAAATTGAGGAACAGATAGACTCAGATTTATCTAATGTCGCAGATTCCGCAAAAAAAAGTTGGCGACAAGTGCTTGCGGATGTTCTTTCCGTTGATATAAAACTGTTCAACACAGGTAAAGAAGCGAGCCGATTATACATTAAGGGAATTGAATCTGAACTTAGCCTTAACAAGGATATTGCAAAGGCATTAGGAGATTTGTTCAATCCGAAGGATGAGCTGGAGAAGCAGGCAAAAGACATAAAGGAAAGAATTGGAAAAATTCTTTCAGAAAAAAATGTTGATATTCCTTTCTCTTTGGCGGAGCTGACGAAACAAGGGACTGCGTTGGGAGACCTTGCGACAAAATATAAAAGCCTCACAGCGACAATTAAATCTCTTAATATTGATGAAGAGATTAAAGACCTGCAAGAACAAGTCGCCAATCTTGGTAAAAGTGAGATTGAAGTTTATAAGGCTAAACTTAAGACTAATGGAGCAACTGACGAGCAGATTAAGAAAGCCGTTGAGCTGAAAGAAAAACTTATCAATGCGAACAAGTCTACTTCTAAATCATTTTCAGACCTTAAAGATGAAATAAAGAAAGATGCAGAGGACTGGAGTGATGTTGCTAAGACCGCATACAGCTCAATTACTGGAGCAGGAGATGAAATGTTCGTCATGTTGGGCGAGAATCTTGCTGGGGCGGGGCATGGATATGAGGATTTCGCAAGCACGGCTGTTGAAGCATTGTCTGAGGTTTTGAAAGGACTTGCTGCTCAGATAACGGCTCTCGGTGTAACTCATGCACTCGCAATGGATTTTGCGGGTGCGGCACTTGCGGCGGCAGGGGCAGCTGCTGCTTTGGTTGCAGCAGGAACTTTGAAGGCGGTTGCAAGTAACTTGAAACAAACATCAACAGCCGCTAAAGAAGCAACGAACTCGATTGACGATTTCATTAAGAGACTTCAGAACATTAAAGAAACTCGTTTTACTGAAATTGGAACTTTCTCACAAGGTGTTGTTGAGTATTCTGCTGAGATTGCAAATGCTATCAAGAATATGGATGAAGCCTATGCAAAATACGATGAACTAAGAAATAAGGACATAGCAAGAAAACCTTATCAGTATGGCTATACTAACTATATTAAATGGCTAAAAGAAGTGGAAGATGCTCAAGAAAATTATTTAGCGTGGGTGGATAAGGTTTCAGAAGCAAATATAGGTTTGTCTAAATCCTTGACAGAATTGGTTCAAAACTCAAAAGATACTGTTGACGAGAACTCCGCAATAACATCCTCATACAGAGAATTATATAATTCTATAAACAAGGTTTCAGAACTGCAAAAACAATTATCCGCTTCTGATAATGCAGAATACGCTATGATTAAAAGTGGTTTTGCAGTTGGAGATATAACTAAGACCATAAGATTCCAATACGAAAAATACAACAGCTACCTCAAAACCCTTAAAAATAATATCAAGGCTCAAGTTCAAGAACTGGAAAATAGTGTCTATGAATCTATGCTTTCAGTCGGTAAAGACATCGGAGAGACATTTATATCATCGATTGTAGATGGTGCTACTAAAACGGATTTTATGTCATCTATAAGAGATTACATAAAAAAACAGATGATACAGCTGGCTATACTCACAGATGATTTTTCTGACCGTATTTCCAATATAGGTGTTAAACTTTTGTCTGCAATGACAACTGGCGATTCGGCAACAAAGACTTCTTCATTGAAGCTAATTGCAACTGAACTTGAGTCACTCTATACCGAAATGACCGCAAAAGCGAACGATGTTGAAGAAATATTGACATCTGTATTTGGAAAGGTTAAGGAAGAATTATCACAAAACGCTACAACCATCGGTGATACTTTAATGCGGAACATCTTGAATGGTGCTAAAGAAAGTGATTTCCTTAGTTCCATGAAATCCTACATTAAAGAAAGCGTGTTAAAAGTTGCTATTTACTCATCAACTTTGACAGACAAAATAACTTCAATCGGAGAGAAACTTTCACAGGCTGTCTTATCGGGAAGTAAATCACAGATTAAATCGCTTAAAACTCAACTTTCATCTCTGTATAAAACCACTGTAACTCAAGTTAAAGGTGTATTGTCGATAATTGATGAAGTTTTCCCAGACACATCCGAAACCGTCAGTGAAACTGTTGATGAGATTGAAGAATCTCTCACATCATTTGAAAAAGCAATGGAATCATTTAATGATTCTGTTAAAGATATTGGCGGTGACATTGCCTCCAACCTTGTAAACGGAATCACAAACGGATTGTCTCAGTCTGATTTCCTTTCAAATATGAAAGACTGGCTCAGAAAAATGCTCGTTCAGTCCGTGGTGTACACGGAGACGATGAAAGCCGAGATTGAGGAAATCGGAAAAAGAATTTCAGAGGGAATCACCACAGGGTTCACAGACACATCATTGCATGAGATTAGGAGAGATTTGTCTTACATATTTGAATCTGCAAGCTCAAAGATGTCAAATATCGACAGTATTCTCAACAGTGTATTTGACGGTTACGCTAGCGGAACGGAATCAGCCACAAGGGGCTTGCATATAGTTGGTGAGGCTGGACCGGAGCTGGTACGGTTCAGAGGCGGTGAGCGTGTTTACAACAACCGTGACACTATGGGAATTATTTCGGGAAATAAAACAAATAATTTCAATGTGACTTTCAACAACTTGCGGGATACTTCAGCCTTTGCTATGATGAATCAGTTGAAGCGATATAATCGTGAGTTAGCTGTTAATGGTGTGATATAGTATAAAATTAAGTGAGGGATATATGCAGAAATTAGTATGGCAGAACGCAAAAGGCGATGAAATCAATCTGACTCAAAATCCATTTGGAATCACTCAGTGGGAGGGGTTCTCAAACACAGGGCTTAACATTCAGTCTCAGCAAGTGCCTTTTGCTGACGGTTCGGTTTTCCTTGACGCTCTGATGGAACAAAGGGAGTTATCAGTCACGCTCGCAATCAATGATGAGAATGACTTATATACACGCTATGAACTCAAACGACAGCTTATTTCTGCATTAAATCCTAAGTTGGGTGAGGGCTATCTCATTTACACTAACGACTTCATAAGCAAAAGAATCAAGTGTGTCGCTCAGATACCGATTTTCCCGACAAAGAACAGCAACGATGCAGGCACTCAGAAAGCGTCATTGTCTTGGGTTGCCTGCGAGCCTTATTGGGAAGATTTGAAAGAAACTGGCGTTGATTTCGGGGTTGATTCTCAGCCTGTAATTGACAATAAAGGCGATGTCCCAGTGCAGATAAAAATCGACTTCTTTACCTCTGGTGTAACTAATCCGAAGATAACTAATGTTACTCAAAATAAATTCATTAAATACAATGGGGTTTTGAGCGAAAATTTGCAGATTAGCACCGAAGTTGGAAAAAAATATTTTATTTCTGAACCTATTTCTTTTGACAAGTTAAGGGCTTTTGGATTCTATTTATATTCTGTAACATATTCAGAGACCTTAGGACTGTTTGTTGCAGTAGGTCGGGCTGGAGCAATACTTACAAGTACAGACGGAGCGACTTGGACTAGTAGAACAAGTGGTGTTTCAACATATTTATATTCTGTAACATATTCAGAGACCTTAGGACTATTTGTTATAGTAGGTGGGTATGGAGCAATACTTACAAGTACAGACGGAGCGACTTGGACTAGTAGAACAAGTGGTGTTTCTAATGAATTGCGTTCTGTAACATATTCAGAGACCTTAGGACTGTTTGTTGCAGTAGGTGGGGCGGGAACAATACTTACAAGTACAGACGGAGCGACTTGGACTAGTAGAACAAGTGGTGTTTCTGTAATTCTACAAGCTGTAACATATTCAGAGACCTTAGGACTGTTTGTTATAGTAGGTGGGGATGGAGCAATACTTACAAGTCCAGACGGAGCGACTTGGACTAGTAGAACAAGTGGTGTTTCTAATGAATTGCGTTCTGTAACATATTCAGAGACCTTAAGACTGTTTGTTGCAGTAGGTGGGGCGGGAACAATACTTACAAGTACAGACGGAGCGACTTGGACTAGTAGAACAAGTGGTACTTTTGTAAATCTACAAGCTGTAACATATTCAGAGACCTTAGGACTGTTTGTTATAGTAGGTGGGGATGGAGCAATACTTACAAGTACAGACGGAGCGACTTGGACTAGTAGAACAAGTGGTGTTTCAACATATTTATATTCTGTAACATATTCAGAGACCTTAGGACTGTTTGTTATAGTAGGTGGGTATGGAGCAATACTTACAAGTACAGACGGAGCGACTTGGGCTAGAAATAGAGGTGTTTCAACATATTTATATTCTGTAACATATTCAGAGACCTTAGGACTGTTTGTTATAGTAGGTCAGTATGGAGCAATACTTACAAGTACAGACGGAGCGACTTGGACTAGTAGAACAAGTGGTGTTTCAACATATTTATATTCTGTAACATATTCAGAGACCTTAGGACTGTTTGTTATAGTA